ATGTCGATTACTGGCGATCTCGCTGGCTTTTGGGCCAAGGTAGCGCCTCTTACTTACGGCGACGACAATGTCGTCAATGTCAGCCCTGACATTGCTCAAATTTACAATCAGACTACTGTGGCTGAGACTATGCTGCGTGAGTTTGGTGTTATTTACACTTCAGGGCACAAGGATGGTGAGCTTGGTACGGTCACAACGCTTGACCAGCTTACTTTTCTAAAGCGTGCTTTCATTTGCGAGGATAACCACTGGCTTTGCCCTCTTGACAAGGACAGTTTTCTTTACACTTTTTACTGGTGTAAGAATCGTAAGGAAGAAGCGAAGTATATCTTGACGACAATGGAGAATGCTCTTGAGGAGCTTACACAACATCCACAGAGAGATTGGGATGAGTACGCTCCCAAAATTTACGCTCTTTTGAGCAAACGGAACTATGTTCCTAAGTGCGCCCTGGACCGGGAGGCGTATCTGAAACTAGTCCGTGCTCGCACGGACAACTGGTATTAACTGTTTGCTATATACGGTATTATGTTGTCCAAATACAGGCAGTCTACCCCTTCGTAATACGACAGGAACTTACAGTTAATAACGTGGTATTATACCTTACTACTCAGGCCGTTGCCAGAGAAAGACACCACTGCATGGGACTTGGGAGAGACCATGCTTTTATTTCTCCTGCTTCAACAAATCAATCAGACCACAGCAACACTGCTGTAATACCGACGGACAATTTGACCGTTTGTGACGTTATCGACAGCTTAGCTGTCAATGGCACCGAGTCGACGGGTGTTACCTCTTTCGTTCAGGAATCGTGTGAGCGTGTAGACGTTCTGCCTCTTGTCAAGTCAGTTAACCTCAACCCTGGAAAAGCACAACTTACGCAAGACTTACTTGACTATTTTAGTCGACCTCGTCAGATTGCTTCTGGGCTTATCCCATTGACTCGCACGAATTTCTTGGCGGTCTCACCTTCGTCCCAGATCATTTTGGCCACCTGGTTCACTGACGGCTTTCGTCGTCTACTCGGTGCCTTTGGCTGGCGAGCCACCGTCAATTATCATCTCCAAATCACAGCTACTCCTTTTCACGCAGGCTTAATTTCTATGTCTGCGCAGTACGGTATAGTGAGCGGCGGGGCGGCCCTTCTGGCATCTCGTCCCGAAACTTCCACTAACTGTCATCACACAAAGTTGGATCTTGCTGAGTCTACTATGGCACAACTTTCTGTTCCTTTCATGATGGACGTAGAGTTTTCACCCACTAGTGCAGCTTACGGTACCAATCCCATGAATACCCCTTGGCACGGCTTTGGGCTTAACATGCTCACTCCTTCTATCCTTCCAGCTGGTCTTTCGCAAGCGCGCTACAACTTGTTTGTTTCGCTTAGTGATATCCAGCTCTTTGGCGCTGGTAACCCCAGCTCCTCCACCATCGTTCCACAGTCCGGCAAAGCTCTTAAGAGTTCTCCTAAGAACGCAGAGTTTGAAAATGATGCGTATCCCATGAGTTCTGGCCTACACGCGGCCTCGCGGTCGCTCAGTTTCTTTTCTCGTGCTGTTCCTTTGCTTTCGTCTATTGGTGGCACCCCAGTTTGGGCCTTGGAGAAAGCCGCTGGTGTACTTCGGTATTTTGGCTATGCTAAGCCTACCATACAAGATCCTGTTGTTAAGATGAACGCTATTTATAGCTCTGCTGAGCAAAATGTGGATCAGCCTTTTGCTGGTCTTGTTGTTGGGCCTTTCGCTTCTCAGGATTTTGGTGTCGGTGCTAAGTTTTCTGGCTCCGATGTTGATGAAATGGCTATCAAATATGTCGCCACCCGCTGGTCTCAGGCTTGCGTGGTTGAGCTTCGTACGACAGATGCAGTTAATCGCACCATTTACGCAGCTAACAACAATCCTGCTTCTTTCTGGTTTCGCACACCTTTGTACAGCGCCACCGCAGCTTCCATGAACTATGGACCGGCTACAGGCACCGTCTACACGACAGATACCAACTCTTTCCAGCCTACTTCGCTTAACTTTGTCTCCAACTGCTTTGCCAATTGGCGCGGTGGCATTCGCTATCGCTTTACTTTCGTTAAGACTAAGATGCATGCCGGACGTGTTATGGCCAGCTTTTTCCCGCAGACTCCAGCACTCAGTATTGATTCCGTCTTTTGGATACCTCCTACTTCTCCTACGGTCCCCGGCCCAGAAGTCACTGGTGGCAATTTGCAGCCTTTTGGTTACACTGCCATCTTTGACCTGAAGGACGGTAACGTTTTTGAGTTTGAGGTGCCTTTTATGGCTCAGTCCACTTGGTTGGACTGGGGTGTCTCTTCAGGCGTCGTTGCACTTTCAGTTCTGGATCCTCTGATTGCGTCGTCTGTAGTTGGCACTTCCATCTGGATTAACGTAGAAGTAGCTGGTGGTAATGATATTGAATTTGCAGTTCCTGTGACTCCGCGCTATGCTCCTTCTGAGCGTGGCACGATCTACGTTCAGTCCGGCAAGGTTCTGTCTACGGTTGTTCCTGATAATGATCAGTATACTATTGGTAATTCAATTACCTCTTTGAAGCAACTTATCATGATACCGCACTCTTACTCAGTTAATAGTGTTTCAGCAAACACCGATTGGATATTCACCGTCCTCCCCTGGTTCTTCCGTCCTACACAATCCACTGCGGTTCCTGCTCCCAATGCGCTCCCGATCGGTTCATTTACTTTCGGTGGCTACGTGGCATCAGCTTATGCTTTCGCCCGTGGCGGTACGGATGTGCACGTGTACGCGTCTAATATCGCCAATATGCAGCTTATAGGTTGGCAGACTTCTACTTATGGTAACGTTGATACGGTTTCCACTACGCTTGTTAGTTCGCCCCCTGTGTCTGCCACTCCTAGAGTTTGGTGTAGTCCCGATGGTCCGGTGCACTATCGGTATCCTTTGTTTATGACTGTTGGTCGGCTCTTTTCGAATTTGTTCAACGGTATTGTGTGGGACCCTTCTGGTGCCACAACCGTGCGCAATCCAAATATGACTGGCCTAACTTTTATGGCCACGCCTACAACATGGAACCGTTTTTCTATTCAGAATCGTCAGAGTGGACAGTCTCAGCCAGTTTATGTAAATCGCAATGCTGCTGAAGATGCAGCTTGCGCTGTTTACCAGGGTCCTACTCCTCTGGCGCAAGTCACTCCCGGTGGTACTGGTCTATACGACACTACTTCGAATCCTTGGATGTACCAGAACACTACCCCGGTTCCAAC